CTGAGCAGATCATCAACGGGACGTACATCACCTCCCGCGGTACGGTCATGGAAAACGTCAAGATGCTCAAGGCATTCGGCGTCCCCATCGTGTCCAGCAACAACGTGCCCAACACGAACATCACGGCGCACGAGCTGTCCAACACGCGCAACTCCAACGCCTACAACGGCGACTTCACCAAGCTGGTCGCCACGGCGTTCTCGGCCCGTGCCCTGCTGGCCGGCGAGACGATCCCCCTGACCACCGCCGTGTGGTACAGCGAGGAGCGCAAGCTGTGGTTCATCGACGCTCACCTGAGCTTCGGTGTCACCCCGAACCGCGCCGAGTTCGCCGGCCGCGTGTTGCTGCCGTAAGCAACTAGCCCGCAAGGGCTTTCTCAAGCGCCTAGACCCACAAGCCCGCCCAGGCCCTCGCACATCGCGAGGTGTCCTGTGGCGGGCTTTTGTCGTTTGGGCCCTTCGTAGAGTCTCCTTGCAAGGAAACATCCCATGCTCGTTATCGACGCAATCAATGACATGCTCGCCTACCTGGGCGAGTCTCCCCTCGACCCCACGGACCCGGACTACACCGAGCACCCCCTGTACGCCTCGGCGCTGCGGGTGCTGGACACCTCCAGCATCAAGGTGCAATCCCGCGGCTGGTGGTTCAACGACCGGGTGGCCACTCTGGAGCCGGTGGCTGACGCCATCGTCATCCCCAACACCTACATCTCCGTGGCCATCGTGGGCTGGGGCCGCTACGCTGACTACACCGTCCGCGACGGCGCCCTGTTCGACCTGACCAACAACACCGCGGTCATCACCTCCTCGCTGCGTGCCTGGATACGTGAGCTGATCCCGTTCGCTGAGCTGCCGCAAACGGCCGCCGCCTATGTGGCCGCCCATGCCGCCACGCGCTTTGTCCGTACCTACGACGGCGACCGCGGCAAGCTGGCCGACGTGAAAGAGGATGAGGCCAGTGCCTACATCCTGTTCAACGCGGACCACATCCGCAACAGCCGGGTCAACCTGCACACCACGGCCAGCATGGGCCCGGTCATCGCCAACACTTGGTACTCGCGCTACCAACGCACCTAATGTCTAAAGCCCTCGGCAACTACGCCTCCCTTGTGCGGGGCGTCTCGCAGCAGGCCCCCGCTGACCGGCTGGAGGGCCAGCACGGTGAGGTCCTGAACATGATTAACGACCCGGTGCGTGGCCTCGTGCGCCGCAACGGGTCCATCATCGAGAACCAGCTCCTGACCCCCGTGCTCGCGGGTGGCGTGGGCGACGCCACGGCGGACAGCTTCTCGTACCGCACGTTCTCCTATCAGGTAGACGGCCGCGACCTGGACCTCATCTACCGCAGCCGCCTGCAAGTCAACACCAGCGCCAACCACCTGGACGGCCTGATGGTGTACGACAAGACGCCGGACATCGGTACGGGCTTCGTGGAGGTGGTCACCGACCCGACGGACACGATGGACTCGTACCTCGCTGGCGGCTTCTCGGCCATGACCACCGTGGGCGAGTACGTCATCCTGGCTGGCAACGCCGTGCGCCCGGAGTACAGCCTCGCGCCCCAGGTGACCGGGCAGGCGTGGAGTAACAGTGGCGTGGCCTGGGTGCGGGGCGGGGCGTATGCCCGGACCTACACCATCAAGGCCGTCAAGGAATCCACCAACGTCCTGTACACGGCCTCGTACACCACGATGCCCTCTGGCTACCCCGGCACGCTCGACACCAGCTCGCTTGACTTCGACGACCCCGAGTACCAGAAGCTCCTGAACGACATGACCTACGCCTACAACGCGGCGGTCAACCAGCACATCGCGGATGCGTCGGAGTCCATCGTCCCGTCCAACATCGCCCAGGGCCTCATCGACGCCTTGACCACGGCCGGCTTCACAGGCTGGACGCGCAACGGCTCCCACCTGGGCAGCACGGACGTGTCGTTCATGGAAGTGACCGATGGCGGCGACGGCTCGCTGCTGGTGTCCCTGGTCACCAAGACCAGTGCGGCCGACGAGGTCACCGAGATGCACTACATCGGTAAGGTGATCCAGGTCATGCCCAAGACGGCCGACCAAGGCACGTACTACCTCAAGGCTGTCCCCAAGGACGGCGAGGCAGGCAACAGCGGCATCCGCCCTGTCATCTGGCAAGAGGCTGCCGGCGTCATCCAGACGCCCACGGACATCTTCGCCATCGGGCTGTACCACGAGGGCAAGTTCTACTTGGCCACGGATGCGGAGACGCTGCACGACCTCATCCTCGCGGAGACGACGGACGACATCGACGTGCCCGGCTGGATACCCAGCCTCGTGGGCGACACCGACAGCGCCATTCCGCCGCACTTCTACGGCCGCAAGATCACCGGGCTGGCCGTGTTCCAGGATCGCCTGTGCATCATCAGCGACGCCGTGGTCAACATGAGCCGGCCCGGGGACTACTTCAACTTCTACCGCGGCTCCGTGCTGACGGTGGCGGACGACGACCCCATCGAGGCATTCGCGCTGGGCACCGAGGGCGACACCATCCGGCAGGCCGTGGTGTATGACCGCAACCTGATCCTGCTGGGCGACAGGTTCCACTACATCATCAACGGCCGCCAGCAGCAGACGCCCACCAGCATCAGCATCGCCGTCCAGTACACCATCGACAACACGGCCAACGCCAAGCCGGTGGGGGCAGGGCAGCAGGTGTTCTGCCTGAAAGAGGACACCCAGCTCGCAGCCACCCGGCTGATGCAGACCCAGGCCGGTGTGTTCCAGGACAGTCCGCAGATCACGGACGCGGCCCGGCAACTGCGCGACTACGTCAACGGCACACCCGCCGAGATGGTCAGCCTCTCCAACCCGGAGATGCTGTTCGTTCGCACAGAGCACTTCCTCAAGAGCACGGGCGCGTTCCCACGGGCGCGGCCTTCGGGCATCTACGTCTACCAGTACCTCGACGGCCCCGACGGCCAGCGGATGGTGGACGCCTGGGGCGCGTGGGAGTGGTCGCTGGCGCTGGGTACACCCATCGGCATCTCGGCCACGTCCACTAGCGACGGCATCATGATCTACACGCTGGCCTGGGGACAGAACCAGAGCGGCGTCGCCACGCGGTCCATCATGGCCATGTCCCTCAGTGCACGGTCAGACCCCACGGGCCTGCCGTACCTGGACGGGATGCGCAAGGCCGAACTGGCCAGCGCCGACGGGCTGCTTACCACGGGCGCAGCGCCGGCCGTCAAGGCCCGCGTCTACACCGCGGCGGGCGCCGGCTACAGCAACGCCACGCCGTCCATCACGGACGACAGCCGCTTCTCCGGCCTGGAGCACCCGCACTACACGGTAGGCGATGCGCCGGCCGAGACGGTGGACGCGTTCCGCTGGACGGGCGTGCAAGGCTGGCGCAGCACCTACGTGGCCGAGTACCCCACCGGGAACTACGGCGACCTGTGGACCGGCATCGAGTTCCCCGCGTTCGTGGACATCACGCCCCCGTTCGTGCGCGACCACAAGGGCAAGGCCAAGACATGGGGCCGGCTCACGCTGGGCCGCCTGCGGGCCACGCTGACCCGCACGGCGGGCTTCGAGGTCACCTGGATCGACCACGTCGGCACCCAGCGCACGCAGCACTTCGAGGGCGAGTTCGAGCGGTTGCGCTACGCCATGAACATCTGGATCGGCCGTGACGCACGGCAGGTACAGGTCAGGCTGGCCGCCATCAAATGGCTCCCGCTCACCATCAACGCCCTGGAGTGGGCAGGGCAGTGGTTTGAACCGCTGAGCCGCAAGTAACAACACCGCCCACGCCTGTCAGTTGGAAACGGCTGGCGTCCCTACCGGGGGCGCACCAGGGGCGGTTACTTATTCAAGGAAACACAATGGCGACTTTTTCATGGGCTGCTGCCGGTGACGTGGCTGGTGGAGTCGCCGGAGCGTTCTCTAGCTGGGCGTCGGCCAACGCGACCTCTCGGGTCAACAAGGCCAACGCCGACGCAGCCAACATGGTCCGCGAGGGCCAGAACAAGCAGCGGGCTGCCAACAGCAGCCTCGCCGCCACCATTCGCAGCATGGCGAATAACGCGCTCCTCACCGCTGGTGGGGCCGCGACCAATTCCGCATCGGAGTCCCTGGCCCGCACCCAAGAGGCGTGGACCCGGGGCAACTTCGAGCAGGGCCTGCGAGGCGTCGAGGAGCTTGGTGCATGGACGGCAAGGGCCGCAGCAGCGGGCGTCGGCGGCTCCAGCGTCCAGCAAGTCTCGTACTCGATGACCCTCAAGCAGGCCCGCATGAGTGAGCGCCAGCAGGAGCGGCAGGACGAGGGCACCTACGACGCCATCGTGGCACGGGCCGGCATCATGCCCGCCTACAGCAGCCGCTCGGACTTCTCGCCCAACAACGTGGGCCTGGACTACTCCAGGAACCAAGCCGCCGACGGCGCGGGTGGCACCGGCCTGCTGGCCATGCTCACCGAGGGACTGCTGCGCAAGGCGCCCAGCCTCCAGGTGGCGCTCGACAGCATGAACCCCGGTCCCGTCACACCGCAGACCACCACCACGGGCGACTTCGCCCGCATGGACCGCGGCCAAGGCGCCATCCAAATCAACTAGGAGCTGAATGTCTAACCAACGACAAGGCCCGGCGACCTTCGCCATCGAGGCGGACCCGGCTGTTGCCCAGGCATCGCTCCCGCAGATTGGATCGGTGTCGGCACAGCCCGGCCAGATCAGCCCCGGCATGACTGCCCAGGCGCCCGGCATCGACGGCGTCAACGCCAAGACGTTCAAGGCCATCACGGACTTGGCCTCCGGCATCCTGGCGCCCAAGATCAAGGCCGCGGCGCAGGAGCAGTTCATCGGCGGCGTGCAACGCGCCATGACCGGCGAGGCCCTGGGTGAAATCATCAAGGACCAGCCGTGGTACACGGACGTGTTCGCTCCCTCGTCGGCTCTGGCCGGCGCCCGGGCGTATACCTCGGAGGCTGCCGTTGCGGCGTGGGCCGGCAAGATGCAAGAGCAGATGCCGCACCTGTCCAAGCAGGGGCCCGAGGAGCTGCGTGGCGCTGCCACCGCGGCGCTGCAAGGCTTCATGACTGGCGACCCCGCGGCCGACGCGCTCATCACCGGATCGGTGGTACAGCAGATGGCCCCGCTGTTCAAGCAGCACGCCAAGGAACACTACATCCATGTGCAGAAGCAAGCCAGCATGGCACAGATCAACGCATGGGAGGGCGCCGCGGGCGTGTACCAGCACTACGCCGCCGCGGAAGCGTCGGGGCAGGGCACAGTATCCCCCGAGGACAAAGAGGCCGCCAAGAGCCGCCTGCTGGGCTCCCTGGCCCCCTTCGCTGACCAGTCCGAGGAAAGCTACGAGCGCAACGTCACTGGCTTCCTGGAGGGCGCGGCCACGGCCGGCAACTTCCAGGTCATCAAGCTGTTCAAGGACAGCGGCCTGTACGCCAAGCTGAACCCCGACAAGCGTGCCACGCTGGACCGGCAGCTCGCCGCGGCGGGCCGCACGGCGCTGGACAAGCAGATGCCCAAGTTCGGCCTGGACGTGGCCATGCTGGTCCGCGACATGGAGCAGAACCCCAAGGACATTCCGGCGAAGGTCAAGGCCCTGAACGACAGGGCCGCCAAGATGACGGGCGTGACCGAGGCCGAGCTGATCCCGGTCAGCCAACTGGACAACATCATCGGCAACGTGCTGACCTCCCAGGCCGCTGAGGCCCGGGCAGCCGCCAACCGCAAGGCACCCGCGGAGGACAACGGCCACATCATCGCCGGTGGCCTGATGGACCAGCGCCCGGGCAGCGTCGATGCGGCCCTCGATGTCGGCCTTGTCAAAAAGACCGAGGTGGAGCGGGCCGGCATGGAACGCTGGAGCGCCGCCAAGGACCCGGTGGCCAAGGCCGCAGTGGTCAACTCCATGACCACGGCCGGCTTCGGCACCATCAAGGCCGAACTGCAAGGCACCCTCCGCTCGGAGGAGTTCCACGCTGGCATCGGCCAGATGGCCCAGGTCTACAAGGGCATGGCCGAAAACGTCAAGACGCATTACTTCAACGAGAAGCAGATGACGCAGATGGATCGGTTCCAGTCCCTGGTCAACGCAGGTATGCCGGCCGAGGCCGCCTGGGTGTCAGCCAAGACCAGCCCGGGCGTGAACGAGTTCTCCATTGCGGACGATCCCAAGGGCGACGTGGCCAAGGCCATCCGAGCCCATGCCGAGAAGTCCAACGAGAACTTCGTGGGCTGGAACCGCGTGGACGACGCGGCCTTGCGGACCATCGAGGCGCTGACCATGCGCAGCTACAAGTCCGCCCGCAGCAACAACCCCACGGACGTGGCGGTGGCCCGCAGCTACCAGATGGCGCTCACCAACGGCCTGGACATCCAGGGCTCGCACGCCATCATCAATGCCCGGCCGACAGACCGGCCGCTGTTCGCAGTGGTGGGGGAGGGCAGGGAGGCCACCGGCACCGCGTTCGCGGACCTGATGGCCGAGAAAGCCAAGTCCCTGGGCGCCACGCTGGACAACTACGAGGCCATCCGCGTCCCTGACCGGGGCGGCCGCGCCACGATATGGGTCAACGCGGTGGACGACAAGGGCCGCACTGTCTCGTGGGCAATCGACTCCGGGGAAATCAAGGCCCGGGTGGTCAAGGGCGTCAAGCTGCCGACGGTATCCAAGCCTGCGGGCGGGGGCAACGTCGAGGCCAACATGGCCCTGCAAGTCTCACCGTAGTTTACGGGCGTGCTCGGCCTGCTTGGCCCGCACCTCGGCATCGAACCGGGCGCGTGATGCGTCCGGGTCCGCCAGCTCAGCCTGCTGCCGGAACATCTCCTTGAGGGTCGCCATCTCGGCCCGCTCTTTCGCGGCCGGTGCATCCGTCACCGGCAGCTTGGGCCAATCGGCCCCGTAGTACCCAGGCGGCAACACGCCCCGGGGCTGCACCACCGTCACCACCTGCTGCGCCCACGCGCTGCCTGCCACCACGAGCGATAGGACCACCAGCGTCTTGCGCATCACAGCCTCCGGGTTGTTGACCCAAAAGTATACCCCAAAGGTCCCCACGCATGACAAACAGTACCCGTGAACGGGTTGTGTCCCTATTTGAGAGCAAGGGCTGGACAAGGCATCAGGCCCTCGGCCTCGCTGCCAACTTCCAATCCGAGAGCGCATTCAATCCGGATGCACGGGGCGATGGTGGCAAGGCTTACGGCTTGGCGCAGTGGCACCCCGACCGGCAGGCTGAGTTCCAGAAGCAGTTCGGCAAGTCCATCGTGGGCTCATCCATTGAGGAGCAGGTGGCCTTTGCAGACCACGAGCTGCGCCAAGGGAACGAGCGGGCAGCCGGCCAACGGCTCGCCAGCACCAAGACCGCGGCTGAGGCCGCGAGCGCGGTCAGCCTGCACTACGAGCGGCCGGCTGATCGGGCCGGTGAGGCAGCCAAGCGTGCCCGCCTAGCGGCGCAACTGGCTGGTGAGCCTGTGTCGGTACTCGCCGCTGAGGCCCCAGCAAGGGCCGCAGGAGCCCCGGCAAGGGGCGAGGACTGGCCAGCCCTACCTACCCGTGCCCCCAAGGCCCAGGCGGCCTCCACGGACGCGGACAAGGATGCCGCCAAGATGGCCGGCGTCACCACCATGATGGGGCAGGCCGCCGCACTGGACACACCCGATGCGTCCCGGGCGACCTTCGAGGCGGGGGTGGCCACGGCCGCCACGGCCCAGGCCCGCAAGGACGCCACCGGCGTCGGCGCCGTGGCCAGCGAGGCCCTGCGGGACCCGCGGGTCATGCCCACCTGGACGCTGTTCCAGCGCCTGGAGAACGGCGCCAAGGTGGTGGACCCCTCGTGGGACTACATGGCCAACCGCGAGAAGATCGAGGCGGGCCTGTCCGACGACGAGCGCGAGTACATGCGCGAGAACGGCGTCTACAACCAGGACGAGGCCACCCGGGCCCGGGCTGAGATTGAGACGCGCCGCGGCTCCGACGAGGTCTACGGCAACGCCGGGGGCTTCGCTGCCTTCGCCGGCCAGATGGCCGCAGGTATCACGGACCCGGCCAGCCTCGTGCTGGGCCTGGGCACCATGAAGGCGTTCCAGCTCGCCAAGATCGGCTCGGCCGCAATGGTCGCGCAAGGCCGCGGTGGCGCTGCCGTCGGTTCCATGATGGCCGAGAACGCCCTGGGCAACGTGGCCGTCGAGGGCTTGGCGGACTACCTGGGCGATGTCAAGACCACCGCGGACTACGCGATGGCCGGCGCCGCTGGCGCTGTGCTGACCACCCCGTTCGCACGGGGCGTGTTCCGGCAGGCCAACGAGGCCCACATCACCGACATGGTCCGCGACCTCCAGGAGCGTGGCGTCAACGAGCAGGTGGCCGCCGCGGCCGCTGTCCGTGAACGGGACCCCTCTGCCACCCCCGAGCAAGTCGCTCGCCGCGTGGAGGAGGCCGAAGCAGAAAACATTCGCACCGCCGTGGACGCGGCTGTCGGCCCCCAGCGGATCGACAGCGTCGTGCCGGAGGACATCGCACGCCAGATGCGGGACGAGTTCGAGGGCGTCGAGCCCGCGGGCGTCGCACCCGCCAAGGCCGCCCCTGAGCCGACAGGTCCTGTCGTGCGCAAGGAGCCGCCCGGCGTCATTGAGCAGATTCGAGAGGGCACCCTCACCCGTGAAATCGCGGACCCGGAAAGCGGGGAGACGGTGAGGCTATCGTGGAGCGGCGGCAAGGCCGCGAGCAAGAACCACGGCAGCGTTGCCGAGACACTCACCATGCTGGCGGACCCGCGTAGCGTACACGTCAACCCGGTGCAGCGCCGGCTGGCCACGTACCTCACCAAGGTCATGTCCCAGGACCAGCTCGACATCGGCATCCGATTCTCGGGCCGGGCCGATGCGGCAAGCCTCATGGACCCCAACACGTCCCAAATCCGCATCAACGATGGCGGCACGGGTATCAAGTCAAGCGAGGGCGACCTTTTCAAGCATGTGGCCCGCCTTACCAAGTACGGCGTGGACACCGTGCTGCACGAGGTCATGCACGTCGCCACGTACCACAGGCTCAACGCCTGGGAGACGAACGCCGGCAAGCTGCGGCCCAGCCAGCAGAAGGTCCTGCGGGACTTCGAGGACCTGTTCGAGCGGTTCAAGGCGATGGTCGAGGAGCACGCCAATCAGGGCAGCCGCAACACCGGCGCCCGATACGCGGCCAAGAATCTGCACGAGTTCGCTGCGCAGTTCTACACCGACGGCGAGACACGCAACATCCTGAGCGTGATGCCCGGCAAGGCCGTGGCAGGGCGCACCTCCAACGCGCTGGCCGAGTTCATCGGCCTGATCCGCCGCGTGCTGGGGCTCACCGCCTCGGGCGGCAAGAGCGCCTTCGAGGAGGGCAGCAAGCTGCTGGACCGCATGATTTCCATGCCGGTGGACAACATCACCTACCGCAACAACCAGCCCGTGTTCGGGCCGGATGCGCCTGACGCGGCCCCAGCCAACCCGCTGGACTCCCGCAACGCACGGGAACGCTGGGGCGAGCAGATGGTGCAGCACGCACGGGACTACATGGCCCGCTTCCCCATCGACATGGCCAAGCTCAAGACAGCCACCATGAAGATCGGCGGCGCCTCGGACGGCCTGATCCTGGCCGCCAGCAAGAACCCCATCATGCAGCTCGTGGCCTCACTGGTCACCGAGACGACGACGGGCGCTGCCGGCCGCAAGGCCAACGTGGCCATTCGCTCGGAAATGCTGGGCCGGAAGTTCGTGGGCAACACCATGATCGACTACGACCACGCCTACGTGGCCTACCGCGGCCGCAACGGCGGCGGTGTGCTGGAGGACGCCTACAAGGGCGACGTGCGCCGGGGCTTCGACAACAAGGTGTACGAGGAGGTCCTGCGCCGCAGGAACGCCGACTACGCGCCCAACCGCGACCAGACCATCGTGGAGGCGGCTGACGCCCTGGAGGCCCTGTTCGAGCGGGCCCGCCTGGGCCAGATCGACGGCGGCGTGCTGGGCTTTGCCAACCTGCCGGCGACCAGCCGGGGCTACGTGCCCCAGGCGCTGGACGGCATCAAGCTGCAAGCGATGAGCCTGGAGGACATGGGGCTGCTGCACGCCGAGCTGTCCCGCAACTTCCAGGAGCGCCTGGGCTGGGACAAGAAGTTCGCTGATTCCTTCGCGCCGTTCTATACCGACCGCGCCCGCTTGCGGGCAATGGGCGACAAGAACGTCGAGGGGCTGGGCGCCGGTGGGGAAGGGCTGCAACTGATCCGCGACTCGCTGGAGAAGATGGACTACGACCCCGCCATCCTGGACCGCGTGCGGGCCGGGCTGAGCCAGCAGGGCATGGGGCAGACCAAGAAGCGACTGGACATCGACCTCCTCAAGGAGTTGCGGCCGGGCCTGCGGGTGATGGACTTCTACAACACCAACCCCCTGCTGATGGCCCGCAGCTACGCCAAGCGGACGGCGGGCACGGTGGCGCTGACTGAGGCCGGCATCCACGGCCTGCGGGGTATGCGGGAGTTGCGCAAGGCGACCATGCTCAAGGGCGTGGATCAGCCTACTCAGGCCGAGCTGGACAGCTTCGACCGCGTCATGGCGGAAATCCTGGGCACCCCGATTGCGGGGGCCGTGGTGTCCGCGGGCGCGACGAACATGCGCCTGATCGTCAGCTTGCAACGGCTGGGCGGCCTCGTGTTCACACAGGCGGCCGAGACGTTCAACATGCTGCACCACCTGGGGCTGCGGTCCACCCTCAGCGGGATCAAGGACTTGCCCAAGATGCTGGGCGAGGTAGGCCGGCTCAAGACCGGCGCACCCAGCGGCAACCACATCCTCACCAGCATCGAGCAATACGGCGGTGAGTTCGGGATGGAGACGTACAAGATGGTTGCCCCGCTGGACGCGCCTGACGGCCGCCTTGGGGAATACATCGACCAGCCGGGTGTGGTGTCCCGCCTGCTGCGAAGCGGCGGGCAACTGCAAGCCAAGATCAGCTTCTTCCGTGGCCTCATGGCCTCGCAGCACCGCATGGTGGCCGAGCAGATCGTGATGCGTGCGGCCCGGATGATCCGGGACGGCGGCAACGACGTGGCACTGGCGGACATGGGCTTCACGCCCGACGTGGTCAACGCCATGAAGGGCGACCTCGCTACGGTGGCCCGCTGGGACGGCAACGACAAGCTGCTGGCGTTCGACCTCACACAGGTGAGCGACCCCCGCACGGCCGAGGCGTTCGTCCAGGCGGTGCACCGCGGCACGGGCCAGATCATCCAAGGGACGTTCGTTGGCGAGCGCAATGCGTGGATGCACAACGACTACCTCAAGCTGCTGCTGCAACTGCGGACCTTCGGCCTCACGGCTACGGAGAAGCAGTTCGCACGCACGCGGATGATCCACGGCGGCGGGGCCGCAGGCTACGCCTACGCGGGCGGGATGATGCTGGGCCAGATGGCCCTGGCGCTCCCCATCTACGCGGCACGGGTGCAGCTCATGGCTGCCGGCCGCGAGGACCGCGAGGACTACATCAAGAAGTCCATGAACCCGGCCGCAATGGTCCGGGCCACGATGAACTACAGCTCGCTGTCCGGCCTGACCGGCGACGTGCTGGAAATCATCTCGGGCGTCGCAGGCGGCTTCGGCAGCAAGCGTGCCCAGGAAATCGTGGGCGCCCGCCAAGAGGCGGCCAGCGTCGGCCGCGTGTTGCCCTTCGCAGGAACCATCGACACAGGTATGCGGGTGGTCAGCGGCAAGGCCGACCTCCACACAGCCATCAAGCAGCTCCCGTTCGGGAACCTCTGGTACATCGTGCCAGCCATCAACCTCACCAAAGACGATTGACCCCTTGGGGTCGCAGGACCCCTATGAGTCATCACACCTATTCATCCACCGCCGCCGACATGGCCAAGGACACGCCCATCGCTGGCGTGGCCGCCGCGGTTTTCCTGGGCTTCGGCCTGTCCGATTGGGTCCTCATCTTGGGCCTCGTCTACGGCGTGGCCCGCCTGCTGATGTTCCTCGTCGAGACGCACTGGAAATTCAAGGACCGGAGAGCCAATGGCAAGAGCAAGTGACACTGACATGGACCTCCTGCACGGTGCGTTGTGCGGGTACTTCCTCAAGCTGATCGACGGCATCGAGCAGACCAAGGTGGACGCCGACGGCGTGGTGGTGAACTTCACCGCTTACCCGTCCTCGGGTGAGCTGGCCGTCATGGCCAAGTTCCTCAAGGACAACGCCATCACCGGCAGCGTCGGCGGCGACGGTGACCAGGAGAAGCTGGAGGCCGCCCTGGCCCAGCGGCACCAGCGGCGGGGCAAGTTGCCCACGCTCAACGACGCCAAGCAGGCGCTCCGCGAGATGGGTAGCGACCTCCTCCAATGAGCGTCAAGGAGTCACAGGAACTAGCCCTCGCACGGTGGGCCAAGGTCCACACGCTGCAACAGGCGTACCCGCACTTCACGCCGTTCCTCCAGGACATGATGACCGAGCTGGGGTTCGGCACCACGGAAATCCAGTCCGAGATTGGGCAGTTCCTGGAGCACGGACCCGAGTACCTCATGGTGCAGGCGCAGCGGGGGCAGGCCAAGACAACCATCACGGCCATCTTCGCCGTGTGGTGCCTGATCCACAACCCCAAGTGGCGGGTGCTGATCGTGTCCGCAGGCTCGACCCAGGCCACGGAAATCAGCACGCTGATCGTCAAGCTGATCCTGTCGGTGGACATCCTGGAGTCGATGCGGCCCGACCGCAACAACGGCGACCGCACATCCGTCGAGGCGTTCGACTTGCACTACTCCCTCAAGGGCGTGGACAAGTCACCGTCGGTGGCGTGCGTGGGTATCACCTCGAACTTGCAGGGCAAGCGGGCTGACCTGTTGATTGCCGACGACGTGGAATCGCTCAAGAACTCGCAGACCGCAGTGATGCGGGCGCAGCTCCTGAACATCACCAGGGACTTCTCCTCCATCTGTTCGGATGGCCGGATCATCTACCTGGGCACGCCGCAGTCCATCGAGTCCATCTACAACACGCTGCCGGCCTCCGGCTTCGTGGTCCGCATCTGGCCCGGCCGCGTCCCCAACAAGACGCAGCTCAAGCACTACGGCAAGGCCCTGGCCCCGAGCATCGCTCGGCGGGCAGAGCAGCACCCGGAGAGCACCGAGGGCCACGGGATGGACGGCAAGCAGGGCGCCCCGACCGACACGTACCTGACGGACGAGATTCTCCTCAAGAAGGAGCTGGCCCAGGGCCAAGCCTTCTTCCAGCTCCAGCACATGCTGCTGACGGCGCTGACGGACGCCATGCGGTTCCCGCTCAAGACGGAGAACCTGATCGCCATGCGGCTCGACGGCGAGAACCTGCCCCTCAAGGTGGTGCGCTCGATGAACGAGCAGACGATGAAGCAGTGGTCCGTGGACGGCCGCACGTTCCTGACCAGCACGGCCCTGTCCGTGAGTCAGGAGACGGCGAGCCCCCAGGGCCGCATCCTGTACATCGACCCCGCGGGCGGCGGTATCAACGGCGACGAGTCGGCCTACGCCGTCGTGGACCTGTTGAACAGCAACCTGTACATCCAGGACTTGGGTGGGGTGCCCGGTGGCCACGATCCCGACAAGCTGGCCGAGCTGGCCAGCAAGGTGGTGCAGTGGCGTCCGACGGTCATCAAGATCGAAAAGAACATGGGCTTCGGCCTGTTCCGCGAAGTGATCCAGCCCGTCATCAAGGCGGCCTGCGAACTCGCGGGGGTCCCCATGCCGGCCATCGAGGACGACCTCGTGACCGGGCAGAAAGAGGCCCGCATCATCGGCACCATCGAGCCGGTGCTGGGCCGTGGCTCCCTCGTCATCAACGAGGAGATTCTGGCGCGTGAGTCAGAGAGCGTGTCTCGCTACGACATCAAGACCCGCATCACGTACTCGTTCCTGTTCCAGCTCGCCACGCTGACCAGGGACAAAAACTCGCTAAAGCACGACGACAGGTTGGACGCACTGGAGGGGGCCGTAAGGCACTTCTCCGCGGCGCTGGCTGTTGACCAGACTAAAGCCATCGAGGCGCTCAAGCAGCGCGAGCTGGCGGCGTTCATCAGTAACCCGCTCAGCCTTCCCTCACACATTCTCCGCCAGCTCGGGCAAAAGCCCGCTGGCAACTCGTTCCAGAAACGAGTGAGGCACCTCTAGGAGCTACCCCATGAAAGCCAACACCCTCCCCAACCTTCGCGGTCTGATCGGCAACAACAACCGCCTCAAGATCGAGCTGACCAAGGCCATCAACATCGGTCAGGTGTACTCGAAGCGTGGCCCCGGCTACAGCCCGGCGTCCGAAGCCATTGCCACCCTGCTGACTGCCGCCCTGGCCGCCAACAAGACGACCACCCGCAGCGCCAGCATCGCGCTGGCCTCGTCCTCGGGCACCCTGGCTGCCGGCGCTGTCGTGCCGCAGACGGTCACCGCGACCTGGGCCGATGCTTCCACCCAGGTGGTGGCCCGCCCCGCCACGGCGGTGCTGACATTCGGCGCGGTGCCCGCCAACAACGACACCGTCACCCTCGACGGTCGTGTGTACACGTACAAGACCACGCTCACCGGCGCCGCCAACGAAATCCTGATCGGCGCTGACGTGACGGCATCTGCGACCAACCTGCGGTCTGCCCTGAACGGGCAGACTGGCGCCGGCTCGCTCTACGGCACGGGCACCGCGGTGCACGCCTCGCTCCGAGGCTCCAACGCTGTGGGCGTGCTGACCGTGTTCCCGCTGGCCGCTGGCGCCGACGACAACACCAAGGCCGTGGCCAAGTCGGGCACCAACCCGTCGCTGTCGGGCGCGACCCTGACGGGTGGCGTCCTGGACACCCGCGTGACCTTCGTGTCCTCGGACGTGACCAAGGCCACCGTGAATACCAGCGGCCGCATCAGCCGCGTGGCGGCGGGCTCGGCCACCATCACGGCCAGCTTCCAGGGCCGCACGGCACCCTACGCCGCTACCCTGAGCTAATGCGCTGGCAGCTTGGACGGGCTGCCGCCCAGCACCTCGGCCGCATCACGCTGGTCGCGTTGCTGGCGCTGGCCGGCTACGAGGGCTACAGCTCTCGGCCGTACAAGGACCAAGCTGGCGTGTGGACCAACGGCTACGGCAACACCGTGAACGTGGGGCCGCACACGCCCCCGGTCACCCACGAGCAGGCTACGACCACGCTCCAGGCGCATGTGGACACGTTCACTGTCGCCGTCCTGCGGGCACTCGCCCCGCCGCCCACACAGGGCCAGCTAGACGCTTACGTCTCGCTCACATTCAACATCGGGGCTGGCGCATTCCGCGGCAGCTCCACCGCCAAGGCCCACCGGGCCGGCGACTTCTACGGGGCGTGTCTGTACATGCTGCGCTGGGACAAGATCACCGTGAACGGTGCCCTGGTCCGCAACCGTGGCCTCGCCATCCGCCGCTACGGCGAATACAACACATGCCTGACGGGCATCCCCAACACGGGCTACGTGCCCCGAAGGAAATGATATGAGCCTCTTTTCAAACGGCGTAGCGAGCAAGCAGTTCCGCGCCATCACGGCGAGCGACTCCGCTGTCTTGTCCGGCGCCCTCGATGGCGTGCTGTGCCTTACCTCTGGCAATCTGGTGGTGGACAACTGGAGCGACGTGGAGCTGACCATCCCGGCCACTGCCGGCGTCGTCTACCCGGTCAACCCGAAGCGGGTCAAGGCCGCCTCCACCGGCACCTACGTGGCGCTGTGAGCGAGCTGGCGTACTGGTTGATCGCCTTCGCCGTCATCGTGGCGTTCGCGTTCCTCACCGACAAGAAGTAGGACCTTTATGACCTGGAAGCCCGTCAAGCCTCCCCCGTGCCCGGCCATCCACCAGTACGCCTCCGCGTCATCTAGCGGCGGG